AGCGGTAATTCATCGCCAGCTCCAGACGGAGAGCATGAATTAGTAGACGGTACTATGGTTACAACTGTAGGCGGTAAAGTGGAAGGCATTGAGACTCCTCAAGCAGAAACAGAGCCAATTGAAATGCCAGAGGAAGAGATTCCAATGGGATCAGACAAGTTCGAAGAGATCGATAGCACAATCGAAAACTTGAAATCAGAGAACGAGGCTTTAAAGGCTAAGATTGCATCTATCGAGGGTAAATTCTCTCAAGCAATCAATGATCTATCTGACGTAGTTTTAGGTTTGGCTTCAACTCCAGGCGCTAGTCCTATTCAGGCACCAAAAAATTCTTTCTCACAAGTAGAGAAAAGAGAAGATAAGATCGAAAGATTTTTAAGCAAAGTAAAGAATTTAAAATAACAATTTAAAAAACAAAAAAGATGGCATTTGTAGTAGCTTCCCTAGCTAATTATACAGAAGAAAACGTTACTCAATTAGTAGCTTCTTCAGTATTAGGCTCAAAAACAATCACTTTGATCAAGGATCAAGGTAACGTAATGTTAGGCGTTAAATCCGCTGAGACAGTTAATATCATGGACACTGACGCGTTCTTCCAAGATGGTTCTTCTTGTGGCTTTAATGCTTCAGGTACAACTACCTTCACTCAGCGTACTTTGACTATCGGTAAAATTAAGGTAAACGAGGCTTTATGTCCAAAAGACTTAGAGGCTAAGTATTTACAGAAAGCTTTACCAGCTGGATCTTCTTATGATTCTACTGTGTTCGCGGCTGAGTACTCTCAACGCAAGGCTGACAAGATCGCAGCTCAATTAGAGATCGCGGTATGGACTGGAGATACTGCTTCAGCAAACGGTAACTTAAACAAGTTCGATGGTTTCAACAAGTTAGTAGCTGCTGCTTCTGCTTCTGTAATACACGCTAACACAACTACTTACTACGGTACTCCTTTAGCTGCTTCAGCTGGTATCACAACTGGTAACGTACTTGCTGTAATCGACGCAGTTTACAAAGCTTTACCTGCTGAGATCGTAGCTAAAGATGATGCTTCTATCTTTGTAGGAATGGATGTATTCCGTACTTACACTATCGCATTAAAGAACGCGAACTTATTCGCTTACAACTTTGATGGCAAAGCAGATTCTGAGTTAATGCTTCCAGGTACTTCTATCAAAGTAATCGCAGTTCAAGGTTTGAACTCGACTTCTAAGATCTACGGTATGCGCGTTTCAAATATGTTCTACGGAACTGACCTTTTGGACGAGCAAGAGCGTTTCGAATTGTTCTTCGCTAAAGAAGCTGATCAAGTTCGCTTCGTAGCTGAGTTCAAAGCAGGTGTGCAAATTGCATTCCCTTCTGAGGTGGTTGATTTCATCTTAGCTTAATTTCTTACCAATAAGTTCGGGGAGATCCATTGGATTGGACTCCCCTAATTTTAACCTTTTAAATTTAATATAATGGCTTGTGCATTAACTCAAGGGTATGCCCTAGATTGCAGAGATTCATTAGGCGGAATTACAGAAGTGTACTTCATCGAAAAGGGGAACGTAACTAGCACAACAGAAGCAAGCGGAGTAATTTCTGCTATAACTAAAGCAGCAGGTAAGGTATTCAGAAAATATGAATTAGTACCAGGTACTTCTTCTTTGACTGAAAACATTAACGCTAATGTGCAAAACGGAACCGTATTCTACGCTCAAGAATTGTCTATCATTCTGAACAAATTGCAGGCTAACACAAGAAACGAAATTCTTTTGCTAGCTCAGAATACTTTAGTCGCTGTCGTAGGCGATAACAATGGAAAGTATTGGTATCTTGGAAAAGTCTCTGGCATTAATATGTCGGCTGGTAACGGTGCAACCGGTACGGCTAATGGAGATCGCTCTGGATATACATTAACTTTCTCAGCTTCAGAGAAACAATTATCTCCAGAAGTAGCAAGCGGTATTATTGCAGGCTTAATCGCTTAATAAGATAGTCGTTTGGTTAGACGAGGGGGAGGGCGAAAGTCCTCTCCTTTTTTTTGTATTATAAATCTAATCTTCTTTGCTATTTATTGTAGATGATTCACTTGACTAAAGGAACTACGACTAAAATAGTATTGACGCTAAAGGAAAAGCAAACTCTTTCAGCGCCTAATTATTTATTCTTCTTTACGTCTAGGGCAACTGATAAGACTAAAGCATTTGTGCTTTTAAATAATACGGACCTATCTAATTATAAGGACCGTTTTAACGCTTTCAATATCGTAACTAATAGCTATTTTGCTAACTATGAAAGCGGAGAATATACTTATGCTATCTATGAGCAGACTTCAAGCTCTAATTTAATCCCTGCAAATGCTACAACCTTGCTAGAATTGGGGCAAATGTCGCTTAAAAATGCGACAGAATTTGAATTTACGACTTACAACCAGACGAATAATACCTTTATAGTACGCGATATATGAGCAATACGACGAACTTCCTAAATGTGCTGACCTTTGCGGAGGCTAGACAACCAGAATATACAGAGAAAAAAGGCGAGAATGGGGGATATATTCAGTTTGGTAGGAAAAACGATTACCCGAATTACCTGGTAGAGTTATTTAGCAAATCAGCTAAGCATAACGCGATCATTAAAATTAAGGTAAACTACATCACTGGAAACGGATTTAAGCCTATTGAGGAGTCTGATATTGCAGCCCAGGAGTTTATCGATAAGCCTAATCCTTTCGAGTCATTAAATGACGTCCTAAAGAAGGTATCGACAGACGTAGAATTATTCGGAGGTGCTTATCTTCAAGTTATCTGGGCGCAAACTGGTGGCCAGGTGGCTGAGGTTTATCACTTGGACTATACAAAGGTCCGCACAAATGAAGATAATACCCAGTTCTGGTATTCAGAAAACTGGCTAGACAATAAATACAAGCGCGATATTTATAACGCGTTTAATGATAAGCTCCAGGTAGGTACTCAGATCCTATACCTTAAAGAATATCGTCCGAATCTTTCGGCTTACTCTTTGCCTGGTTACTTAGGGGCCTTGAATTATATTGAGTCAGACATCGAAGTTTCTAAGCACGTTCTTGGAAACGCACAGACTGGCTTCAGTGCTTCTAAATTAATCACGCTTCCTAACGGAGAGCCACAAGATGAAGAGAAGCGCCAGGTAGAACGTAAATTTACAGATCGTTTCTCAGGATCAGACGGTAAGAAGTTTATTCTATCCTTTGTAAATGATGCTTCACGCAAGCCAATCATTGAGGACCTAGGAGCTTCTGATATTACAAAGGAGGACTTTGCTAATGTCGATAAGATAATAGAAAAGAACGTATACGCTGGACATCAGATTACATCTCCAGATTTATTTGGTATCGCGACGCCTGGTCAATTAGGATCACGCCAGCAAATGCGCGATTCTTATGAGATTTTTAAAAATACCTACGTCAATGATAAGCAAATATATCAAGAACAAGTATTCAGTTTACTTGCCAAACTACGCGGTGCTGTTGATGGGTTACAAATAATCCCAGTCGAGCCGATAGGCATGGAGTTCTCTGAAGCTACAATCGCGCAGAACTTAACCAAAGACGAGATTCGCGAGAAACTTGGAGCGCCTAAATTGGAGCCTAAGACTTCTGGAAATTCTCAGGATGTTATTGACGCAATCAATAGTCTTTCGCCACTGGTAGCAAATAAGGTACTTGAGTCCATGACTCCAAACGAAGTCAGGGCTTTAGTGGGCTTAACACAAGAGCAAGGAGGCGGAACGCTACAAGACGTCGCTCCTTCTGCCACCTCTTTTAAATTCAGTGAAGACGATGTCATCGACATCTTTGCACAGTTCGGAGTGTCTAAAAGTAATTACTCCATATTTCGCACAAGAGACACGTTCTCAGCCTTACCTAATGACTTAGAGGAGGCGATGAATTTAGACTTTGCTACGCAAGAACTAACACGCCTAGAGGCGAATGTGCTAGACTTAATCCAGAAGGATAAGCGTATCACTCCAGAGATTATTGCTGGAACGATTAAGACTGACTTAGGGATCATTAATAAAATCATGGACTCCTTAGAGGAGCGCGGATTAATTAAGTCCACAAATGTACGCGGTAATACGGAGCGAGTTTTGACTTCTCCCCTATCTGAGATCACTGACACTAAGCCATCGACAAGAAGCTTCATGGTCCGCTATTCTTACGAGTGGAGATCATCGATTCCAGGTGGACAAAGAAATAGTGCATCGCATCCTAGTCGGATGTTCTGTGCGCGCTTGATGCAATTAGATAAACTTTATACCAGGGCAGAGATAGAAGCTATCAGCTTGCGTCTAGGATATTCAGTCTTTGATCGTCGAGGCGGATGGTGGACGATGCCAGACGGAGAACATTCTCCAAGCTGTCGCCACATATGGACAAGTAATATAACTATAAAGAAATAACTTGCAAACATGTCTACATATTAGTATATTTGGGAAACTAAAAAATATTAATATGAGATATGTTTATTTATTAAGAGATCCGATTAGTTTAGAAATTAAATATGTCGGAGAAACAATGTTTATCAAACAAAGATTTGATCAACATAAATGGGGGCAAAAAGATTCTAGTAATGTAGAAAAAATTGAATGGTCTAATAATTTAAAGAAATTAAAATTACAGCCATTACTTGAAATTATAGATTTTGCTGAAACAAAAAAAGAGGCATTAACTAAAGAAAATCATTATATATGCAAGTACCTAAAAGAAGGTAATAAGCTATTTAATAGAAGTAACAACAAGCAAGTAAAGCAATTCGATTTTGATGGCAATTTAATTGCTATATATGAAAATTGTTTAGAGGCAGAAAAACTGACTGGTACAAGACCAAGGATTGACAGATATTCGGCAGGCGGATTTTATTGGACTTATGGAGAGTTTGATAGCAGTAAATTAAAGCAGAAAGAGGAGGCTTTAAAAGTAAGATGTAAAGTAGTTCATCAATTAGATTTAAATGGAAATTTAATAGCTGAATTTGAAGGAGTAAGAATTGCAGGGAAAGAGACTGGAATAGATCACAGAAGTATTTCTCAGGTTGCAGCCGGAAGTATAATAAGAAAAACGGCTGGAGGATTTAAATGGAAATATAAGTAACATGAAAAATATCTGCTTTATTAATGTAAATACAATCAAGGAAAGATCAGCTCTTCATACTAATGTAGATGATAAATTGATCCTTCCGGAGATATTGACGAGTCAGGATATGTATTTACTTCCTGCCTTGGGGACGGCTTTATACAATCGCCTCCAGACTGGAATTGAATCTGCTAATTTAACAGCGGACGAGATAGACTTACTTGATAATTTTATCACGAATCCTTTAGTCTACTTCACGCTTTCAGAGCTTCCGGTGGGATTGTCTTATCAGTTCTATAATAAGGGTTTAGTTCGCAAGACTAGCGATAACACAGATCAGCCTAATATGCAGGATCTTATCGATGTGGCTTCTAGATACAGAACGCGCGCAGAGTTTTATACTCAGCGATTAATCAAGCAT